TGTCAGTGACACAGCCAATAGCAAGATTACAATCTTGGGGGATCCTGCTTGGATCACGCAAGGCAGTGTGACCGGGGTTGACGGTGCTACTTTGAACAATGAACCTTTTGAAAAAGATGGCACAATTAACTTTGACACACAAGATGTGTTGTACGAAGTGGCCTGGCAACGTCCTGAAGATTACGACCTCAACACTGGCCTAGCCGATCCGTTTGCTCGTACATTAAAAACATTTGGTGATCGACAGCCTAGACAAAGTGTAATTTACAAAGCAAGAAAAGTCATCAGTGAATTTAAACTGGGACGATTTACTCAAATCATTGATGCTGTGCAATATACCTTGCCCATGGGTAATGAAAGAAACAAAGCACCCACAGCACCACCAGCCACTCCGGCTGCCACTGACAATCCACGTCCACCAGTTGCTCCGGCAGTCAATGTGCCACCAAGGGTACCGGCCACAGGACCAGGGTCAGCGTGGGTCAGAGCTGGCGGTACCGAAACTGGCGGCGGTGCAGCCACTGGAAACCCAACCTTGACAAATCAAACCAGGTTAGGCAATCCCAATATTAGACCAGGCAGTTTGCGTGAAAGAGCCGCACAGGCCAATGCAGCCCGAGCTCAACAGTACGGACAAAATGGTGCTAGATCAAGTCCTGACTCTGCTGGACCAGCCACAGGTACCAACAGCAGTGGACAGTTTGTGCCAGCAGCCCCAGGGGCCAAAGACACTGCCACAGCCACGCCACCACCTCAGCCGCCCACCAGTAACGGTCAACAAGTGGGATTTCTTGATAGATTGTTAAATCGCGTAGCTGGACAAGATCCAGCAACTGGGGCACCAGCAGCACCAGCAAGAGTGGGACGAGCTGGTCAAGCCACTGTTGGCAATCAACCAACCAAACCTCAAACCAGCAGTAGAGAATATTAAACATGAGTGAAGACGTACAACGCAGTAAAGGTAGACCCAGTAATTACAAACAAGATCGTGGTGGGGCACCAGCAGATTTTGGGCCATTCCTTGGCATTGTAAAAAACAACATAGATCCCACACGCACTGGACGTTTGCAAGTGTACCTAGAAACATTTGCAGACGGCAACGAAGAAGACGATTCCAAATGGATCACAGTAAGTTACATGCCACCATTTTATGGTAGTACTCCCACAGGCAACACTGCTGATAGTGGCTCTGGCAGCTATCCTGGCAATCCCAACAGTTATGGCATGTGGTTTACCCCGCCAGACATAGGTGTACAGGTTGTGGTTATTTTTGTCAATGGCGATCCTACCTTGGGCTACTACATTGGTGTGGTACCAGTGAACGGTGTCAATCACATGGTGCCAGCCATTGGTGCCGAGAGCAACTATGTGACTGAAAACACCAACCAAAGCACATACTTTGCACAAGCCACACTGTTGCCAGTAACTGAAATCAATGTCAGCAATCAAGCAGCCGACAACAGCACAAGATTTTTTGATCAAGCCAAACCAGTGCACAGTGTGGTGGCTGCGGCCATGTTCCAGCAAGGCGTCAGCGAAGATATCGAACGCGGTCCCATACGCAGTAGCAGCCAGCGTGAAAGCCCCAGTGCAGTGTTTGGTATCAGTACTCCGGGAACTGCGGTTTATCAAGGTGGCCTGGCCCCCAGTGATGCTAGAGCCAAACTAAATTCAGGTGAAGTCAAACCTGCAGACCTGCAAGTTATTGGACGCATGGGCGGACACACCTTGGTCATGGACGACGGGGACATTGACGGCAACAATCAACTGTTTAGATTGCGCACGGCCAAGGGTCATCAAATCACCATGAATGACTCGGGTAATTTCTTGTACATCTTGCATGCCAACGGACAGACTTGGATTGAGTTAGGTCAAGAAGGCACTGTGGATGTGTTTAGTACCAACTCAGTAAACATAAGAACACAAGGTGATATAAATCTGCATGCTGATCGTGATATCAACATGTATGCTGGCAGAAATATCAAGGCCAAAGCCAAAGAAAACATACAGCTTCAGGCCGAAATTGATCTCATTGCCACTGCACAGCAAAACTTAACATTGTACAGCAAAGCCGCTGTGGGTATCAAGGCTGATGGTTCACTGGCATTGCAAAGCGCCACAGGATCCTGGGCTGGAGGCGGCAGTTTGGCTTTGAGTGCTGGTGGCATTGATTTAAACGGTCCTGCTGCGGCATCAGTGACTGCTCCACAACCATTACAGAAAACTCTGTTAGATGACACTGAATTTGACACCAGCAAAGGTTGGCAAGTGGTTAAAAACAAACTTGAAAGTGTGGTCACACGAGCACCAACTCACGAGCCTTGGAGTTACCACAATAAAGGTGTGGATGTAGAAGTTGCCCTAGAAGATGGCAAGCCTACTCCGCCACCTGGGGCGCCACCAGTACCAGCAGGTGTGGAGATTTCAGCAACATGAGTATTTTTAAATTTACCAATCCTTTGAATGGGCAACCTTTTGAAATCAAAGGGCCCACCACACTAACCGAAGCACAGGCTCGAGATATATTTCAAAAGCAACTTGACGCTGGCAGTTTGGTGGGATTCAAACCTGGCGACTCTCTCAGTGCAGCCACACAAGCAGCCGACGGGCTAAAATCTGCACTAAGCCAAGTTGGGCAGGCCGCTGCCGGCATTGGGGGCAGTGCGCAAGGTGCACTGCAAGGTGCACTGAAGAATTTACCATCACCTGGACAAATCAATGCAGCCGCGTCTGGTATAGCAACTGGAGTACAAACTGCTTTGCAGTCGGCCTCGTCACTGCCAGGAGGCTTAACTGGAGCATTGGACACAGCCAAGAGTTTTGCACAAAAAACTGTGGGCGGCATTACTGATGCCATTGCCAAAACTCCAGTGGCTAGTGGTATTAATGTAGCAGATTTTGCCAAACAGGCCACGGCATTGGTGCCAATTGGCAAACTGTCTGTGCCTGATGTCACTGCTACTCTTGGACAAGTTGGAAAATTAGTCAATCAAACTGCTGGTCAGATCACAAACTCTCTTGGTGTGGGAAAATTTGGATTGGATGCCAGCCAGTTAGAAACCGCAGGATTGATCAAGCCTGGCACAGCCGCAAATTTTTTAAGTACTGGAGCCAACAAACTCACCGATGTACTCAAAAGTCCCACAGTATGGACCGGCAAAGATGGTATTAAAAGTTTGACTGGTCTGTTGGAAAGTTTGCCCACTCAAGATGCAGTACAGCAAAAACTCATGGCCGTGGGCAAAGACGCTGTAAGCAATCTTGGAATCCCCACTGACAAACTAAATCCACAAGCTCTTGCTGGTACTTTGGCCAATGCTGCCAAAAGTGTGCCCAATACCATGAAGTGGGCACAGGGCCTTCCGCTGCCAACAGGTGTAAAAACAGCTTTTGACCAAGCAGCCAGTGCTTCAGCGTTTGCAGTGGGAGTGGCCCAAACCAAAATTCCTGAACCGTTCAAAGAGGAAGTAACACCACCTGTGGCTGAAGGCACCGTAAACCGTGACACCTTGAACGCTGCTGCAACTCGTATCACAGGCAATGCCAAAATTCCAGCTGTGAGTTATGACAGCAGGCCTCCCAAGGTTGACCTTGATCAGTGGACCAAAGACACTTTGAAAACCACAGGAAAAGCATTTGACTTACTCAAGAGCACTATAGAACTCAACAAAGGCCTGGGCAAAGCCACAGAAAAAGTAGAATTTATTGCTTTCAAAGATCAACTTGAATACATCAAGGGCGAAGTTGCATTGGTTGAAAGTGACCTGATCAAATATGAAAATCAAGGCAAACAGATAGCACGCGATCTTGGCAGCAATCCTTTGCAGAGCAATATTGACAGCGCCAGAGACGTACTAAAAACAGTGCTCAAAGTCATTGACAAACTCTTAGCTGCAATTCAAACACAATTAGACAAGACCACTGCCTAATAAATACAGCATGACCACATTTGTCGGATTCAATACCATCAATCAATACAAAAAGTTTACCTTGGTAGACTATGAATTGATCAAACGCGATTTGTTGAATGCGTTCAACATTCGTCAAGGCGAGCTACCTGGCCGACCACAGTATGGCACAGTGCTGTGGGATTTTTTGTTTGAAAATCAAATTGAAGAACTTCAGCGCAATATTCAGGCTGAAGTTAGCCGAGTGGCAGCACAAGATCCTAGAATCACAGTGACCAATGTGCAATGCTTTCCACAGCAGAATGGATTTCTTTTGCAGCTAGAAATAGCCACTGTGGCCAATTCCAATGCTGACATTCTCAGCGTTTTCTTTGACTTGCAACAACGCCAAGCATCCATAGTATAACTTAGCCGTTTTTGTTTTCAATAAATAATTCAAAGTGCAAGGCTAAGAGCAACAATGGCAAAAACCACAAGACAAACAGCAATATTTGGGGTAGAAGACTGGAAACAGATCTATCAAACCTACCGCGAAGCTGACTTCCAAAGCTACGATTTTGAAACTTTGCGCAAGAGTTTCATTGATTACTTGCGGTTGTATTACCCCGAAACTTTCAACGACTACATTGAATCATCGGAATTTATTGCCTTGCTAGACGTGATTGCATTCATGGGCCAGGCCCTGGCTTTCCGCACAGACTTAAACACTCGTGAAAACTATTTGGACACAGCCGAACGTCGAGATTCAGTGGTTCGACTGTCCAATCTTGTGAGCTATACTGCCAAGCGCAACACAGCCGCTCAAGGCTATCTCAAAGTTTTTAACGTTACCACAACTGAAAATGTCTATGACTACAACGGAGTCAACCTCAGCAACGTTACCATTAACTGGGCTGACCCCACCAATCCAGACTGGCAAGAACAGTTTACTGCTATCATCAACGCTGCCTTGGTCGATAGTCAAAAAATTGGTCGACCAGGCAATCGCCAAACCATTTTGAGTGTGCGCACTGATGAGTATGCTATCAATTTGGTGCCAGGATTCTTGCCGGTGATTCCTTACAATGCCACCGTGGATGGTATTTCAATGCCATTTGAAGCTGTGACATCAACCAGTGTGGGTCGTGACTACGTCTACGAACCATCACCTGTGCCAGACTCAACATTCAATGTGCTGTATCGCAACGATCAACTGGGATTTAATTCAGCCAATACTGGTTACTTCTTTTACTTCAAGCAAGGTACCTTGCAAAATCAAGATTTTAACTTGGCTGAGCGTATCAGTAACCGCACTGTAAACATCAATATTGAAGGTGTCAACAACGAAGACCGCTGGTTGTTTCAATTAGACAACGTGGGCAATGTCAGTCGCGAGTGGGCTTACACCGAAAACATCTACGCCGCTGCTACAGAGCAATTGACAGGACTGCGCCCCATATACTCTGTGACTTCGAGAACCAACGATCAAATCACCATGATATTTGGCGATGGCGTGTTCAGTGAAATACCTGTAGGACAGTTTAGAGCCTATGTACGTGCATCAAATGGTTTGCAATACATTATCAACCCTGAAGAAATGCAAAGTGTGTTGCTGCCAATCAGCTATATTGATCGCAAAGGCAACTTACAGACCATTACATTTACTTGCGGAATAACCAATCCTGTGAGCAACAGTCAGGCCCGCGAAAACATTGATGCAATCAAGCAACGTGCACCTGCTAGATATTACACACAGAACCGTATGGTCAACGGCGAAGACTATAATCTCTTCCCATACACTGCCTACAACTCAATTATCAAGAGCAAGGCATTGAATCGTGCTTCAATTGGTACCAGCCGCTATCTTGATCTTGTGGACAACACTGGCAAATACAGTTCAACAAACACTTTTTCAAGCGATGGCGGATTGTGGGAACAGAACATATTGCCAACCATATTGTTCTCATGGACCAATCGCAATGAAATTGCCGATGTGATTACCAATCAAGTGCAGCCACAGCTTACTGAGTCTTCAATGAAGCAGTTTTACTATGCCAACTTCCCACGTGAAACTGCCACCAGCACTTTGCCACCAGGTATTGTTTGGGCAGCCAACGCCACCTGGACACAAAGTACTACCTTGGCCAACGAAACCACAGGCTACTTCAAGAACAACAGTGGCAACCCCATTCCTGTGGGCGAAGATTCTACCACACAATTCAGATATGCCTTGGTTGGCAGTTTGATAAAATTTGTGCCCCCCACAGGTTACTATTTTGATCGCAACAACAAACTACAGTTAGGCACACCCACCAAAGCTGACGAGCGTTTGGAAATTTGGGCTAGTCCTTTAGAAGTTGTTGGCGATGGCATGAACGCCGGCCTAGGCAATCTTGGCAACGGTGCTGGACCAATCACACTCAATAACTTTGTGCCCACAGGCGCTATTATCAGCACTGTGATACCACTGTTTATCACAGACTTGCCACTCAGTATTGAAACTGCCATGAGCGAACAGATTGTGCTGTTCCGTGATTTTGGTCTTGGATACGACAGCGACGGCAGCATTACTGGCACAGCATACTCGTGGTATTTGATAACATCTACCAATCTTGATGCCAATGCACCGTGGAGTCAAACCTATGCAGGCAACACCTCAGGCGCCAATCTTGATGCTTCGTGGTTGATACAGTTTACCGTGCAAAATCAAAACTACACAATTACTTTCCGTGGATTGCAGTACAATTTTGGATCAGTGTTGCAGACTAGATTTTTCTACTACGATGGTGGACAAATTTACGACAGCCGCACTGGCACAGTGATCAAAGATTTTGTTAATGTGTTGGCAGTAAACACACAACCCAATTCAACTGAGCCCTTGGAAGGCGACATTTTCATGACCATTGTGGGTCAACCAGTCGAAAGCGACGGCTATGTAGACGACTTCCAAGTGTTGGTCAGCTATCGTGATAGTGACAATGATGGTGTGCCTGATAATCCAGACTTCTTTACAGAAATTGTAGGCACAGTGCCTGCTGTAGCATCAGCTAGTTCACCCTGGGTGTTTTTACAACAGACTGTGGACTTTGACAACTTGCAACGTTATTTGCTGGTAGAACCAGGAGTGGTCAACAGTGACTATGCCACATTAGATGACATTGAATTGGTCAAATCAGAGTGGAGTCCAGGACAGATATTCTATGCCTACACTGATGAAAAATTTTATGAACTCAGTCAAACTGTAACCGGCGTGCTGGTACTTGACGAAGTCACTGGTTGGATTGCTCGCAGTGGCCGTCAGAGCTTGTACTTCCAGTATCGTCACAATGCGCCGCTGACTTCAAGAATTGATCCTGGTACCACCAACATTATTGACTTGTATGTGGTAACTCAAAGCTATTACACTACATATCAAAACTGGTTGCAAGATACCACAGGCACAGTGACTGAGCCCAGCCCACCATCAATTGATGAGCTTAATACTGAATATCAAAAATTACAAGACTACAAAATGATCAGTGACAACATTGTATTGAACTCAGTCACGTTCAAGCCGTTGTTTGGTGCCAAGGCAGCATCGACTCTACGTGCCACAATCAAAGTTATTCGTGCACAAAACAGCACAGCCAGTACCAGTGAAATTAAAAGTGCAGTGTTAGCTGAAATGAACAATTATTTTTCAATTGACAAGTGGAACTTTGGTGACACATTCTATTTTTCAGAGTTGGCTGCATACCTACACCGACAGCTAGGAACTATCATTAGTTCTGTGGTGTTGGTACCTTTGGACCCACAAAAGAGTTTTGGCGACTTGTATGAAATACGCAGTCAGCCTAATGAAATTTTTGCCAATGGTGCAACCATTGACAACATTGATGTGATTGAAGCCTTGACCAGTACCAACTTGCGTACTGCCCCTGGTAGTGGAGTAATTTAATGGCCAGAACACGAAGCGTTGACTTTCTACCACAGATTTTTCAGACTGACGCCAACAAGCAATTCTTGGCTGCCACTCTTGATCAGCTGATTCAAGAGCCCAAGTTTAAGAAAACACAAGGTTACATTGGCCGCACTGTGGGCCCTGGTGTCAACCCCAACGACAAATACGTAGTTGAACCCAATGCTACTAGAGCCAACTACCAGCTAGAACCTGGCGTAATCAGTCTAAAGTCCGACACCAATGTTATTAAAAATGCAATAACCTACCCAGGCATGGCCGATGCTATATCGTTCCAAGGCGGTAACGGCGGCCGCCCAGACCGCTTGTATCAAAGCGACTACTATACCTGGGATCCGTTTATTGATTATGACGCATTTGTAAACTTTGCTCAGTACTATTGGTTGCCCACAGGCCCAGACACAGTGGATGTGGGTGCCACCGGCGTGCCGTTCAGTGACAATTTTGTTGTCACAAGAGAAAATGGTGTTTACACTTTTTCTGGAGTACCTGGAGAAAATCCACAAATTGAATTGGTACGAGGCGGCAGTTACACTTTCCAAGTGGCACAAAATGCCAAGGAAACTGTTAACTATCGAGTAAAAAACACTGGTACCACAGCCTACAACATTGATTTCCAAAACAATCCCACGTTGACATTGGCTCGTGGCAACACCTATGTGTTCAACTTGGCATTGACTGGAGCCTATCCTTTCTGGATCAAAACAGCACCCACCACTGGTGTGGGCGACAGTTACAATTCAGGCGTAAATCGCAATGGTGCTATCTTGGGCTTGGTCACATTTGTTGTGCCACAAGATGCACCCGACACTCTTTATTACTCTGCACAAAATCAACCCAACATGCATGGTACATTGCAGATTGTTGACGGCACTCCGGGCACTGGCCCGGGATTTTGGATTCAAACCAATCCAGGCATTTCTGGCCGTATTCCATCAACTCCAAATATTTCCAGCAGAGATGTTTTGGGTGTGGCCAACAACGGTGAAGATCTTGGAACCATTATATTTGACGTACCTTATAAAACTGCACAAGATTTTTACTACAATCTAACAGACATTGGCACAGTTGATTTGTTGACCACAATGAAGTTTGATCAAATCAACAATCAACCAGTTGATCAGTTTATCAACACTTACAATGGTATTGATGGCATTACATATCTCAATGGTCGTACCGTGGTGTTTACCAATCCTATTGAAGATGCCGAAGGTGGTGGATGGTTACAAACCACATTGTTTGACCCAGTGGCACCAGGTGCATCTAACGAAGCTTTGCCTGGCACTTACGACACTACTACATTTGACCAAGTCACTGTAATACCTGTTAATGACCGTTATCAAATCTATACCATCAATTATGTGACTGCAAATGGTTACACATACATGCAGTTGGCAAAAACTTCAAACATTGCTAGCCTAGAAAAATTCACAATTAGATACGGGGCACAGTACAGCAGTACCAATTGGTACAAAACTGCTGCTGGGGAATTAACGCAGATTCCATTGTTGACCGCTACCATGGACACGTTGTACTACCAAGACGGCACTGATCCTGAAATTTTTGGCACAATTAAATTATTGGATCAAACTGATAGTAGCACACTGTACATTGATGACATTTTGGGAAAACAGCAATACACTTCGCCCAATGGCGTGCAGTTTACCAATGGCTTAAAAGTTAGATTCACAGGCGATGTATATCCTGCCAGCTATGGGTCTGGCACAGGATCTATTGTGTGTTCAAACACCAACAGCGCCACCAACTATATCACAACCATCAGCACTGCTGGCCTGTACGAAGGTCAGCAGATTGTGTTTACTGGCACTACATTGGGCGGCTTGTCAGCAGGCTATACATACTATGTCAGTACCATAGCCAGTGCATATCAATTCAGCATCAGCGCCACTCTAGGCGGATTGCCAGTTAACTTATTGACTGGCAGTGGTACCATGAATGGCGTGACCATTACCAATCGTGAATATTATGTAGCCGGTGTGGGTTCCAGCATTGAACTACTGCCAGGTACAAATTTTGTTACCCCTGAAACTTATGTAGTTGATGCCAATGACAGCACCATAGCTACAGAACCAGATGAGCTTGATTATCTTACCATTGACCGAGCCAGCAAAGATCTCAATGCTTGGTCACGCAGCAATCGTTGGTTTCACATTGATGTGATCAATGCCACTGCTGATTACAACAACACTGTGGCAGTGTTGGACAATGTTTATCGAGCCAAACGACCTATTATACAGTTTCGTCCAGGTATTCGATTGTTCAACATGGGCACCAGCGGCAAAGCCCCAGTGGACATAATTGACTTTGAAGAAACTGATGCATTTAGCAACGTAGAAGGCAGCACTGGTTACACAGTAGATGGATATACACTAATTGACGGCTCAAGAGTGATTTTTGCTGCTGATGAAGATGCCAATGTTAGAAACAAAATTTGGGTGGTACAATTTGTAACACCAGACTCTACACCGCCCATACCATTGCCCTACAATGGACAACCGATCATACACTTGGTGCCAGCAACTGACGCACCAATTTTGGCTGATCAATGCACAGTATGCTTGGATGGCACTGATCTCAAGGGACTGACCTTTTGGTATGACGGTAATGAGTGGTTTGAAGCACAGCAAAAAACCAGTGTTCAACAAGCACCGTTATTCAATGTATACGATGCCAACGGCATTAGCTTTGGAGACAGAGCCACCTATCCCAGTTCAGACTTTGTGGGCAGTAAGTTGTTCAGCTATGCAGTCAGCGACAGTGGTATTCTTGACGTAGTGTTGAAATTTCCTTTGCAGTATCTTAATCTACAAAACGTTGGAGACATTGTATTTGACAACAATTTGTATAAAGATACATTCATTTACACCCTTGACAATGTATCAGTTACTTTGCCAATCAGTTCAGGTTCGGCTCGAGAATATGCAACCCGCACAGAGTACCAGAGGTTAATTGGTTGGCAAAACGCTGCCACACCCACCAAAGTGTATCAACAGTTTAAGTTTACATACTCAACCAGCACACTAAATCTTGATATACGAGTAAATGATCCTGACATAGTTCCTGTAATAAAAATTTATGTTGGTTCTGCATTCCAAGAACCCAGCAAATACACCTATACCAGAACTGCCAACAGCACTGCTATAACATTAAAAGAAACTTACATACCAGGAGATATCATTGAAGTCTTGGTGTTGAGTGAACAAACCAGTCAAGTGGCATTTTATCAAGTGCCAATCAATCTTGAAAACAATCCGCTCAATGGCAACAGCGATCAGTTCACACTGGGTACTATACGTCAACAGTATCAAAGTATCTGTGAAAACTTGCCCACCATTTCGGGAGCAATTTCTGGTGCCAACAACACTAGAGACCTTGGCAATATTGGACCATATGGCCTGACTATTTTGCAACAGTCAGCACCACTGACCTTGGCCGGATACTTTTTGCGCAGTGACTAGGCAAAGTAGAAACACAGCCATTTTATTGGAGTGACATGGTGCCTAGTGGCGCAGTGTATAATGAAACCAACTACACTGTGAGTTTTATTACCACCAATGTGTTTGATACCATACAAGTCTACAACTATACATCTGCCAACTACCTTGGTATGAATGTGTATCTCAATAATGAAATTCTTACCCGTGATTTAGAATACGTTGTGGCCACAGACGGCCCGCGTGTGACTATCCTTGTTTCACTGTCAGTGGGCGATGTTATTACCATTCGTGAATATGTTCAAACATATGGCAACTTCGTGCCCAACACACCTACCAAATTGGGGTTGTATCCTGCTTGGCAACCTGAGATAGTGATACAAAAAACTTCCAAAGGCGACCAGACAGTTATCATAGGTCATGATGGATCAGTTACAAAAACTTTTGGCGATATTCGCGATGACGTGTTGCTAGAATTTGAAACTAGAATTTACAACAATTTAAAACTAGATGACAACCCAGTACCACTGTCAGTGTATGACGTAATACCAGGACAGTTCCGTGACACTGGATTTTCAGCATCTGAAGTAAACAATATCTTAGCACAGGAACTCTTGAGTTATGTGGCTTGGAACAAACTGGATTACAAAGAGCAACAGTATTCTGCCACAAACGAATTTACCTACAACTATAGCGAAGCACAAAATAGACTCAATGGTGAAAACTTGCTGGGTGCTTGGCGTGGTATCTATCGTTATTTCTATGATACTCAACAGCCAGAATTTACACCATGGGAAATGCTGGGATTCTCGGTCAAGCCCAGTTGGTGGGATGAAACCTACGGCACTGCCCCTTACACTGCTGACAACTTGGTGTTGTGGGATGATCTAGAAGCTGGTTTGGTTCGTGACCCAATTGCTCCGTATGTGCTGCCGCAGTTTGCAAGACCAAGCCTTACACAAGTCATTCCAACTGGTAGTGAAGGTGAATTGTTAGCACCATTACAAAGTGTAGTCAGCACCTATGATCCTCAACAGTTTCGCAAGAGCTGGGCAGTAGGCGACGGCGGCCCGGTAGAAGCTTCATGGTGGAACTCTAGTTCTTATCCGTTTGCTGTAATGAGATTGTTGGCTCTAACACGTCCGGCCAAATTCTTTGCTTTGTTTGCAGACCGGGATTTGTATCGCTACAATGCTGAGTTTGATCAGTATCTTTACAATGATCGTTATCGTCTTGATGCCAATGGCATTGAAGTTTATGGTAACGGAGTATCCAAGGCCAGTTACATTGACTGGATTGTGGACTACAACCGTCAAACTGGACTTGATTCAACACAAGATTTAACTGATGATTTGGCCAATCTTGATGTACGACTGTGCTATCGCATGGCCAGCTTCTCAGACAAACAATATATCAAGATTTACACAGAAAAATCTAGCCCTAACTCAACAAATACAACTTTCTTGATTCCTGATGAAAGTTACAATTTGTTGTTGTATAAAAATCAACCGTTTGATAGGACCAGTTATAGTTCAGTGTTGATTCAACAAGTGGCTGGCGGATATTCTGTGGGTGGCTACAGCACCACCCAGCCTTATTTTAACGTTTTGCAAAGTGTGCCAGCAGGCAAATTGCAAACTATATCAGCAGGTGGAGTGTCAGTTCAAGTACCAACTGTTTACACTAAAACGGTAGTGCCTGTGCCATACGGATTTATTTTCAGTAGTCTGTCTAGTGTGGCTGACTTTTTGTTGAGCTATGGCAAATTTTTAGAAACACAAGGTTTAACATTTGACAATCAAGCCAATGGTTATGTGTTGTCTTGGCAACAAATGGTAACAGAATTCTTGTACTGGAGCCAACAAGGTTGGAGTGAAGATGCATTGATCAATCTAAATCCCTTGGCATTTAGTTTGTCAATCACAAGAGACGATGCTGTGGTAGACAGTATCAAAGCACAAACCAGTGAAGATTTATTGTTGGATCAAAATCGTAGAGAATTGCCCACACGCAATCTCAACATTGTGCGGGTTGACAACACATTCACAGTGCAACCACTGAATGACCAAACTCTAAGTTTTATTGACATCAAATACACCGCCTACGAACACATGATTGTGTTGGACAATGTTTCAGTGTTCGGCGACTTAATCTATGAGCCCATAACTGGTGCACGCCAAAGTCGTTTGAATATTGTGGCTGCAACGACCACTGAGTGGAATGGCAGTGTTGACGCACAAGGTTTCATACTCAACCAAGACAATGTTGAAGAGTGGACTGGCTTGCGAACCTACAGCAAGGGTGAAATTGTCAAGTACAAAAACACTTATTGGTCAGCATTGACCATTGTGCAACCCAGCACGTTGTTCAACTACAATGACTGGGTGCAGAGTGATTACACACAGATCGAGCTTGGGCTATTGCCAAACTTGGCCAACAAAGCCAATCAGTTGGCCAACAGCTACAGCATCAACAGCGCCAATCTTGAAGGCGACAATGACTTGTTGAGTTATGGATTGATTGGATTCCGTCCACGACAATACATGGCAGCACTGAATCTTGACGATGTTAGTCAGGTCAATGTTTATCGACAATTCTTGGGCAGTAAAGGTACTATTCTTTCTGCAGAATTGTTCTCCAATGCCAACCTTGGCAAAGAAGCTGGTAACTATGACATTTATGAAAACTGGGCTGTGCAACGTGCAGTGTACGGAGCCAACGCCAACCGCAGTTTCTTTGAGTTACGACTGAATCGTGCATTGTTGAGTGCCAGCCCCAGTTTGGTACAAGTGGTTTATCCACAGCAAGCCAGTCAAGCTGATCAAACAATTTTGCTCAGTGACGTATGGAGACAAAGTTACAAACTGACCAGCACTGACATATTGCCCGAAACTTTTGATGTGCCCACAGACACTGCTTTGCCCACAGCTGGATATGTCAATCTCAACGACGTTGATATCACAGTATTTCAATTGTCTGATCCTGCCAGTCTTGAAGCCAATATCAATGACATCTACACTGGAACCAGTATTTGGGTTGCCAAAGTCAACGACTATGACTGGAACATTTACCGAACCAATCATGTACCAGGAGTAATCAGTCATATCTGTGACAATCTTGATGGTAGCAGTATTGCAATTTTCACCGAACAACACGGACTAAGCGTTGGTGATACTATCATTATCAAATACTTTGATACCGAAGTTGACGGTGTGTACCAGGTATTGACAGTACCATCTCTAAACAAGATAACCATTGCGTTTGTACCAATTGGAAATCGCACAGTAATCAACGGCACTGGCCTGGCATTTACACTACAAACCATGCGAGTAGCACAGGCATCTGATGTGGGCACATTGCCTTACGCCAATGAAATTTTGCCTGGCGCAAGAGTTTGGGTAGATGATGATGGCACAGGCAAATGGCAAGTGCTTGAAAAACAACAGGTGTTTAGTGATGTAATCACCTTGGCACCAGAAAATCTTGACGCCAATGAACAATATGGTTACAGTGTAGCACAAGCATTGAATCGTTTTGCTGCCCTGGTTGGTAGTCCTTACTACGGATTTGGCAGTGGCACTACAACTGGTGCAGTATATGTGTATGTCAAGAGCACTGCTGATCAATACATACCAATTAGCCCGCTGCCTAGCGGTGATGCCATACTCATGTGGCTGTAATTTACAAAGATCCGGCATCTGCACAACCGGGAACAAATCCATATTTCTTGTGGCAACTGTTGACCACGCCAGGATCAGTCAGCATTGATCAAGGCGAGTTTGGCTATAGTGTTGTGATGAGTCAAGACGAACGTTGGATGTACGTTGGCGAACCTGGCAAAAATCGTGTGCACGCCTATGGTAGAGTTGACTGGCAAGATCAATTTGTCCGTGTGCTAGCCGATGGTGTAACCACAGCGTATGCAATTTCCAACACCATTCAAATCAATGCCAACACTCAAATCAATATTACAGTAGATGATACGTTGTATTTGTTAGGTACGGATTACACAGTAAATGCATCTTTTACCACTGTTAATTTTATCACTGTACCACCAGCCGGCAGTGTGGTAACAATTCGCAGACTGGGTCGTAAACAACTTGACGGGCAAACATACTACAATGTTCCACAGACTTCAACCAGTGGATTAGGAACCAATGCTGCATTTACCATTGTTCGCACACGTGGTGAAGTGGGACAACCTGGTGGCGATGCTGGCAGTGTCAGCATCTTTAACTTAGGATCTGGGTACGCAGTAAGCAATACGGTGACCATTGCTGGCGCCAGTTTTGGCGGCACAAATCCCATTGTATTGACTATTACCAGTGTTGATGGAACTGGCGGTATCACTGGTTTTACCATTGCCTACACTCCGCCTGCGTTGGCTACCACGTTCTCACTGAACGAATTTTTGTTTACAGTCAGCGATATCTATAGCTTTACCATCTTGGTTGACGAAGTATTGCAACGACCCAACATTGACTATACATTCAATGCTACAACCAAAGATATCACTTTTTTGAACAGTCCTGCGCAAGGCAGCATTATTGCGGCTCGAGCTCAATCATACTTTACCTATGTAGACACAATCACATTGGGTGGAGCTAACGTGCGATTTGGCGAAACTATCAGTTGCAGCACCGACGGTCGCACTCTTATTGTAGGCGCCCCTGATGCCACTGTTGATGGCAACGCTGAGGCTGGTGCGGTGTATGTGTATGACCGCAACGTACAAAGATTTATCTACGGCACCGACCCTAGTTCAATCAGCTTTACTGTGCTAGGCACAGTGACTGCACCAGTCAGTGTGTTGGTCAATAATGTATTCCTCATAAACGAAACTGCTGCCACACTGTCGTCATCTAATACGTTCACAGTGAGCGGTAACACAGTGACTCTCAATGCTGACTTGGCAGTGGGCGATGAAGTGCAAATTGAAACCAATCAATTCAAACTGGTACAAACTGTGTCACAAAACACTGTGGCTGAATTTAGCAATTATGGTTCAGCAGTAGAGCTCTGCAACTATAATTGCAGTCTGTACTCAGGTGCTCCGCAAAGCAGTGTGCAAATTTTTAAAGGTGGCGTGGTTGAACGACAAGTCAACCAGTCTAGAACCTACGGAGTAATCACTGCACTCACAGCCAACCCAACGTTGACTGCTGGTGACACAATCCGCGTTAACAATATTGATGTTGCAGTGCCAATAGCTCCCAATCAAAATGTCACTGGTCTAGCAGCAGCCATCAATGCCGCAGTGCCTAACGTCACTGCCACAGTATCAACTGACGGGTATCTAACTCTCAGCGTTAAAAACAGTAATGCAGCACCAGTAGGCGACAAGTTACAAGTTGCACCTGGCAGCGTGGGATCAACATTTTACAATTTAAATTTTGACACTTTTGTTTACACTCAAACAATTGAAAGTCCTTATCCTGTTGAATACGCAGCCTTTGGATCAAGCCTTAGCATTGACACTGGCGCTACCAATTTGGTAGTGGGTACTCCACGAGGTACTCTGTATTTGGAAACTATATTTGACGACGGCATAACTGATTTTGATGCTGGCGCTACTATATTCTTCTCAGTGATTGTTCAAAGTGGAGCCGCATACACATTTGATTACTTGCCCAGTTCTAGTATGACTGTGACCAATCCTGGTAAGTTTGTGTTTGGTGATCAAATTTCCAACGTCAGTCTTGACAGCTACGATCAGTTTGGTATAGCAGTTAACTATGTGTCGGGCAACCTAATGATTGGGGCACCAGGCAACGATTTTGAAGATTCATCGTCAGCTAACTTTGGCAGTGTGTTTGTATTTGAGAATCAAACTCGTACAATCAACATTCGCGGCACAACTTGGGGCGCAGAACATGTAGGTGAAGTGTGGTGGGATATCAGCACAGTGAGATTTATTGACCCCAACCAAGACGACATTGTGTACGCCAGCCGTCGCTGGGGACAAATTTTCCCTGGATCCAGTGTTGATGTATATCAGTGGATTGTGAGTCCAGTTCCTCCAGCCAATTACACTGGCCCTGGTATTCCGCACGACACAGTGAGTTACAGCATTAACTCAGTGTTGAGCACCAATGGCACTTTTAGCACTCAATACTTCTTCTGGGTACGTGGGTTGACTGAAGTTGCCACACAAAAAGGCAAAACACTAGGCGTCAACACTGTGGCGCAGTACATTGCCAATCCAAGAGCCAGCGGCATTGCGTACATTGCACCAATCAACGCCAGTACTACTGCTTTGTATAACTGCGAAACTTTGATTGAAGCCGAAGACACAATCTTGAATATCGAATTTGATCGTGAACTCACCAATGACAATGTTCACGTAGAATATGAATTGATTGCACAAGACAGAGCTGATGGGTTCTTGAGTGCAAACTTGTATCGCAAGCTACAAGACAGCTTCTGTGGTGTTGACACATTTGGTAACAAAGTACCTGACCCCAATTTGAACGTGGCCGAAAGATACGGCGTGCAGTTTAGGCCACGACAAAGCATGTTTGTGGACAGATTTGAAGCACTTCGTAATTATTTTACACGAGCCAATACAGTATTGGCGCAGTTTCCCATTAGTGAAAGCCGCAGTTTTGTACTGCTAAACAGTGCCGAGCCTGAGCCCAGTGCCAACAGTGGTTTGTGGGATCTGCGTGTGGCAAACTTGGAAATTTTAAGTTTCCAAAATATCTATGCTGTGCCTTTGGGCTATAGATATTTGGTTGTTAGCGATTCCAACAATCGAGGTTTGTGGTCAATTTACACTGTGGAAACTGATCCAGCTTTGTTGGGTGCCCGACAACTGGTACTGACCCGTGTGCAAAATTACAACACTCCAGACTACTGGAGTTATATCAATTGGTATCGTCCTGGATATAACTTCAGCATCAAGCCCGTGGCTGAAGTACTCACGTACAGTGCGTTGAGTACACTGACTGTGCCAGTGGGGTCTAGCGTAAAAGTCACTGCCAACGCACAGAACAAGTGGGAAATTTATTTGCTAGAAGACACTGGCTGGAGTCGTGTTGGCTTGCAAGATGGCACCATTAAATTTGCTGAAGAATTGTGGAACTATGCCTTGGGCAGATTTGGTTTTGACTTAGAAGTTTTTGATGCGCAATACTTTGACCAAGAGCCTGTGATTGAAACTCGCAAGATCATTCAAGCCATTAACGAAGAACTGTTTGTTGATGATCTTGCAATAGAACGCAACCGAGCTTTGGTGCTGATGTTTAACTTTGTGTTGAGCGAATTTTCTGCTCCAGAATGGCTGGTAAAAACATCCTTGATTGACGTTGATCATAGAATCCGTGAACTGTTGCCATTCCAGAACTATGTGCGTGACAATCAAGAATTTGTGTCTGATTACATTCAAGAAGTCAAGCCATATCACGTGCAAGTACGAGAATTCAATCTCAAGTATAATGGTTTGAACACCTTCTTTGGCGACATGACTGACTTTGATGTACCGGCTTATTACAATACCAGTCTAGAGATTCCACAATTTACTAGCCCAGTATTGTTGCCATACGATCATGGTACGGCAGAAATCAGTAATGACAAGAGTGACTTGCCAGCCAGCAGTACAGTTTGGCAAGAGTGGCCTTACACACAATGGTACAACAATTATCTATTGAGTCTAAGTGAAATTGTCATGGTCAATCAAGG